GCTGCCTATCGCCAAGCTGCGTACGCTCGAACCAGACGGCCGGATCATGATCACAGTTGGCGAGCAACCGATTCAATTCAGGTCGATTGTGAGTAGCCATCACCTTGTAGAAGAAAAAATAATTCGCCTTCAGAGCTACTGGCTTAAAGCAAGTCAAAACCAAGAGCTTTAAGCTACGCTATAAATCAAGCAGCTTTTTTGGCTTGGCATCAATAACATCTTTAAAGTCAGACCATAAAAATGCACGACGCAGGACAGATCGTTCTTCTGAGTTAATTAAAGAATCGCTGCAACGTTATGGCGCTGCTCGAAGCATTGTTATCGATGAAGACAACCGCATCCTTGCGGGCAATGGCACCATCGATGGGGCAAAAGCCGCAGGCATCAAAAACGTACGCATCATCGAAACCGATGGTGACGAGATTATCGCCGTTAAACGCATCGGCTTATCTGAAGAGCAAAAGGTCGGCCTAGCTCTTGCTGACAACCGCACGGCTGATCTAAGCGAATGGGATCAGGAGATGCTGCATCAGCTCTCAAAAGAACAGGACATCAGCCCTTGGTTTGATCAGGACGACCTAAACGAAATTCTCAACGTCACGGAGCTTGACCCTGAAGAGGGCAACACAGATCCTGACGACGTACCAGAAGCACCAAAAGAACCCACCACCAAACCAGGAGACCTGTGGATCCTCGGCAACCATCGCCTCCTCTGTGGTGACTCCACCAACCCGCAGCACGTTGAACGCCTCATGGATGGCAAGAAGGCTGACATGGTCTTTACTGACCCGCCTTACGGCATGCACCTAAACGCTGATTTCAGTTCTGCTAAAGGTGATCCTGAAATGAACGAACGCAAATCTTTAGGTGGCGGCAACAAGTACAAGCAAGTTATTGGTGATCATGACGACTTCACGCCAGAACTTATCAACACCGTCTTTGCTTGCTTCCCTGATTGCCAAGAGGTTTTCTTGTGGGGCGCTGATTACTACGCAGAACTACTCCCCAACAAAAATGACGGAAGCTGGGTCGTATGGGATAAAAGACTTGAAGAATCAACAGACAAAATGTATGGCTCGTGTTTTGAGTTGTGCTGGTCAAAAAATAAGCACAAGCGTGACATCGCACGAATCAAATGGGCTGGTGTTTTCGGCGTTGAACAGGAGCATGACAGGTGTCGTTCACACCCAACTCAAAAACCGACAGCTTTGGCTGAGTGGTTCTTTGAACGCTGGGGCAACGCTGGCGATCTAGTCGCTGATCTTTACGGGGGTTCCGGCTCAACACTCATCGCCTGCGAGAAAACCTCACGCCACTGCCGAATGATGGAACTCGACCTTGCTTATTGCGATGTCATCGTCAAACGATGGGAAGACTTCACCGGCAACACCGCCATCTGCGAACCATCTGCGGCACACTTTGAATAGGAGGAGTTAAAAGACTGATGGCTAAATCAACCAAAATTGAAGTAGACATGCGTGTCAATCGCATTGCTCGCCTTTTGGCAAACGGTGCTGTCCGCTCTGAGATCGTGCAGTATTGCGCGAAAGAATGGGAAATCGCTGAACGGCAAACGGATACCTACATCGCCAAGGCGCGGGATCTTATCCGGGCTGACTGGGAAACAGATCGGCTGACTTTTACTGCAGAGATCCTTGCTCAGCTCGCCACGCTGCAAAAAGAGGCCCGCAAGACCAATAATCTCAACGCTGCTTTGGGTTGCATCAAGACCGCAGCGCAGATCGCGCAAGTGCTTCAGTGACGTTTCTTAGCCACATCGAAAGCGGATCAATCCTGCAACGTGTTGGAGAAAGTGACAGCAGTGCTTGGCTTAAAGCCGGAGGCATCGATAATCTTCTCGAACGCATCGCGGCAACACTTAATCCCGGTCAGCTCAGCGCCTTTGAGGTTGAACGCTTAAGCGCCATCGCTACATCACAAGGCGGATCACCCAACAGCATCCCTGAGATTGGCATCAGCGCCGGTTATGGCAGTGGCAAGACCTATTGCGCCCATGCCGTTGCCGTGAAGCTGGCCGCCTTGAATCAAGGCTTTGTTGGTTGTGTAATGGAACCAACCAGCGATATGGTGCGCCGCATCTGGGCACCAAAATTTCAAGATTTTTTAGATAGCTTCGGCATTCCTTACACTCCTCGAGTTGCGCCGTATGTAAGCCATACTTTGCACTTTCCCGACGGTGATTCAACAATTCTTGGCCTTTCGTTTGAAAATTATCAGCGGATCGTTGGTGATGATTGGGCTTTTGCAATTATCGATGAGGTTGACACTGCTAAAGCATCAATTGCTCAGCGTGCTTATGACAAAATCCTGGGCCGTATTAGGGTCGGGAACTTTAATCAGCTCCATTGCTATTCAACGCCGGAGGGTTTCGGGTTCCACTATCAAACGTTTGGCACTGATGCAGCAAGGGAAGGCAAGCGCAGAGCGTTGCTCAGGATGAAGACGGCAGATAATGCCCATAACCTCCGACCGGGCTTTGTCGATGACCTGCTGAGCCGTTACACCTATGAGCAATGCCGCGCCTATCTAGAGGGCATTTATCAAAACCTGGCAACCGGCACTGTCTACGATCGGTTTGACCGGGCCAAGCACGTCTCAGATGTTGATGATGATCCACAGGCTGAGGAGCCGCTAAGAATCGGGATTGACTTCAACGTGGGCAATATGAACGCCGTGGTGGCGACCCGCCGTGGCAATGCCCTGCATTTTATCGATGAGATCAGCGGCGCTCACGATACTGATGCGTTAGCGCAAGAGATCTGCTCTCGTTATCCAGGCCGTACGCTTTACGGCTACCCTGACGCCAGTGGTGGCAACAGATCAACTAATGCGACCAAAACTGATCTGGAAATATTGGCCAGCTATAACATCCGCAATCAATCGCCTAAATCAAATCCGAGGGTGGCTGATCGGATTTCTGCTATGCAAAGTGCTTTGGAGAACGGGAAAGGCGAGATCAAAATCCAGATCAACCCTCGATGTAAAAAGCTGATTGAATGCTTAGAGTTGCAGGCATATAACGAACGGCAGGAGCCTGATAAGGAGTCCGGCCACGATCACATGAATGACGCGGCAGGTTATCTCGTTTGGCGTGAGCTGAACCCACTCCACGCGCGTGCAGGGCGAGGCACAGGTATTCGTCTCTACTAAGATGTTCTTATCGGGCGGGATTTAACTGTGTATTCAGGCTTTTCTGGTGGTCGCCAACGCGTAGGCAACGTCACTCAGGTGAACGACCCCAGCACGGCTTGGGTTAATCAAGAGCCGCATTGGGGATTGATTGAACATTTACTTGGCGGCACATACAAAATTAGAAAAGGCCATCGCAAATTCTTGCCACAAGAGCCAAGAGAATTAGACGAGGCTTATGACAACAGGCTGCGGCGTTCTGTTCTTGCGCCTTACTACGTCAGGCTTGAGCGCATGTTGGCTGGGATGTTGACGCGTAAACCAGTCAGGCTTGACGACGTTTCTGATCAAATTCGCGAGCAACTGTTCGACGTTGATTTGCAAGGCAACGATTTACAGAGTTGGCTTTATTCGACAGCTAGGATTTGCATTCGCTACGGGCATGTTGGCGTTCTTGTTGATGCGCCAAAATCTGGTGACACTGGCCGTCCTTATTGGATTGCTTACTCGCCAAGGGACATATTAGGTTTTCGCACTGAATTATCAGGCGGGGCACAAAAGCTTTCGCAGCTTCGATTATTTGAAAAGGTTGTTGTTGCCGATGGCTTGTATGGCGAAAAGCAAGTTGAGCAGGTGCGTGTCCTAACCCCTGGCGCATTTGAAATCTTTCAGAAAGATCAAAAAGGCGACTTCCGTGTTGTTGATGAAGGCACAACAAGTTTGAGCGAGATCCCGTTCAGCGTTGCTTACTCCAACCGCACAGGCGTTTTGGAATCGTTCCCGCCGCTGGCTGATATTGCTGAGCTAAATCTGCAGCACTATCAAGTGCAATCTGATCTTTCGAACCAACTGCATATAAGCGCTGTTCCATTATTAGCCCTATTCGGATTCCCGCAGTCTGCTGAAGAGATTAGTGCAGGCCCCGGGGAAGCTTTTGCACTCCCCGAATCGGCAAGGGCAGAATTTATTGAACCCGCTGGCAACAGTTACGACGCGCAGTTCCGCAGGCTTGATCAGATTGTTCAGCAGATCAACGAGCTTGGCCTTGCTGCTGTGATGGGTGCAAAGCTTGCAGCAGAAACAGCTGAGTCAAAAAGAATTGATCGCAGCCAAGGGGACAGCACGATGATGGTCTTGGCGATGCAAATGCAGGACATGATCGACAACTGCTTGCGGTTCCATGCTGATTTCATGCAGGAATCACAGGCTGGCAGCAGCCTTGTCAATCGTGACTTTATGGGCGCAAGGCTTGAGCCACAGGAGATTCAGGCGTTGTTGCAGCTTTACACCGCTGGCACGGTGACACAAGAAACGTTGTTGCTGCAGCTTGAAGCAGGGGAAGTGCTTGGTGACGACTTTGATGTTGAAGCCGAGCTTGAAGCAACGCAAGCTGGCGGTTTACTAGAAACACCGCAACCAGTCCCGCAGCAAGAAGTCACAATGCCTGAAGGTGAACCGGAGGCAAACGATGAGCTGGTTGGATAATTTGCGCAAACCAAAGGCAGAGCAACCATCAGAACAACCATCAGAACAGCCATCAAGCCGGGAGTTTTTCTATTCGCATGACAGGCTTGCCAATCAGTATTTTGCTGTCATCCGATTGACGTGGTACTTGGACGGCAAGGTTTGCGCTGTAACCGAAAGCAGTATTGCTATTTATGACAAAGACGTCGTGGCGGAATTTACGTCAATCGTGGACAACGCTCTAAAGCTTGGTGCGGATGTGTCTGTTGTTTGCATTGAAGAAGCTCAAGCCCTTGGCATCTATGAAAAATGAGCGAACCCGAAGCTTTCTACAGGCAGGCAATTGATCTAAACCGCTACAGCAATCACGTTGCTATTAACGTGATGCGGGCATACAACAACATCGTTGTTGATGCTGCTAGCAAGCTGAATGACATTGGTTCCTTGAATCCAAGGGAAGCAGCACGACTCAATACATTGCTACTGCAAATAAAAGAAAGTTTGGCTACTTGGGCTGGGGATAGCAGCGTTTATTTAATGCAAGAGCTACAAGGGCT